GCACCCCACCAGCATGGGCCGAGGGCATCCCCTTGGCCGTTGAGGCCAGCACCATGACGCGATACGGCAAATAACAACGCCCGACAGGTAGTGGCCTGCCGGGCGTTTTCACCAAAGGAGCTAATCGATGGATTTTTTGGAGTATATGGTATCGCTCGCCCCCGAGGGTGAGACTTTTCTGATTGTCAGACAAAAGCCACAACTTAAAGACGGGCAAATCCAACTGCACGCCGATGGCGGCGTCAAGGCCACTTGGCCGGCGTTCTTGCCTACCAAGACGATGAAGGACGGGCAGTCGTGGTACGGCAACACCGCGTCCTTCATCTTGGACCGCTTCACCGACGGCTATGCCCGTGCCAGCGCCGCAAACTGCGAGTTTGTCCTATGCATGGTGCTGGATGACATCGGCACGAAGGCCAAAGAGCCGCCCCTACCCCCAACGTGGGTGATGGAAACCAGCCCCGGCAGCTTCCAGTGGGGCTACGCCTTCACCGAGGACCAACCGACCAAGGGGCAGTTTAGCGCCGCGATCACGGCCATTGCCGAGGCCGGCTACACCGACGAGGGGGCCATCAACCCGGTTCGCAACTTCCGCTTGCCCGGCTCGGTCAACATCAAGCCCGGACGCGATAACTTCGCCTCGCGCTTGGTGGAGTTCCACCCTGAGCGGCAGTTCACCCTACCCCAAATCTGTGAGGCCCTTGGCGTCACCCCGCACGAAGAGAGCGCCACCTTCCGTCCGATTCGGATTTCTGACGATGGCGCAGATGACGTGCTGGCGTGGCTCTCCGGTCAGGGCCTGGTGCTGCGCCAGCCCAACCATGACGGATGGGCGGGCGTCATCTGCCCCAACAACGCCGAGCACACCGACGGCAACCCAGAAGGGCGCTACAACAGCGCCATGCGCGCGTATTGCTGCTACCACGGCCACTGCACCGAGTTCGACTCCAACGCGTTCCTCGCGTGGGTGGCCGAGAACGGCGGCCCGGCCCATGCCCCCGGTCTACGCGATGAGCTGCTCGCGTCCATGATGACCGACGCCCTTGAGAAACTGGAGCCCACCAAGGCGTTCCCCGATGAGGCCGCGCGTGTGATTGCCGAAGTCGAGCGCAAGGAGCTAGGCCGCACCATCAAGGCCGATTGGTATAAGCGTTTTTGCTACGTGCAAGAGGGCGATCATTACTTCGATCTGCAAGATCGCCGCGAGGTGAGCCGCAGCACCTTCAACGCCCTCTTTCGCCACGTCGAGTGCCGCTCAATCCACGGCAAGAAGCCCAAGATCGAGGCGTCCTACTGTTTCGACGAAAACCGCCAAGACATGGGCGCGCGCACCCTGGTGGGCATTACGTATGCCGCAGGCGAGGGCGTACTGGTGGCCCGTGATGGCGACGTGTACGGCAACCGCTGGCGTGATGCGCGACCTGTGGTTGATAGTGTGGGGGCGGACATCTCGCCTTGGCTTGATCACTGCGCGACGCTGATCCCCGAAGAGTCTGAGCGCGAGCACGTCTTTAACGTGATGGCCTACAAGGTCCAGCACCCCGAGGTCAAGATCAACCACGCCGTGCTGCACGGGGGCGATCAGGGCTGCGGCAAGGATACGCTGTGGGCGCCTTTCATCTGGGCCGTGTGCGGGCCGCAGTTGAAGAACCGGGGCTTGCTGGACAACGACACGCTCGGCTCGCAATGGGGTTATGCCCTTGAATCCGAAATTCTCATCTTGAACGAGTTGAAAGAGCCAGAAGCCAAGGACCGCCGCGCCTTGGCTAACAAGCTCAAGCCCGTGATCGCAGCGCCCCCGGAAATGCTCACGATCAACCGAAAAGGGCTGCACCCCTACGACAGTCTGAATCGGATGTTTGTCCTTGCCTTTAGTAACGACCCCGTGCCGATTAGCCTGGACTCGCAAGACCGGCGCTGGTTTGCGATCTGGTCTACGGCCCCGCGCATGGCCCCTGACGCTGCCCATCGGTTATGGTCGTGGTACCGGATCGGCGGATATGAGTCGATTGCAGCTTGGTTGCGCGATCGTGACGTGTCCGCGTTCAACCCCGCCGCAGCCCCCGCCTGGACCGAATTCAAGGCGAACCTAGTCGAGCACGGCATGAGCTTGGCCGAGTCCTATTTGGTTGAGATGATGCGCGCCCGACAAGGCGAATTCGCCCGCGGCGTGGTCGGATCGCCCTTCCACGGCCTTTGTGACCGGGTGGCAGGGTCTGCCCCTTCTGGCGTGAAAATCCCGCAGGCGGCCCTGTTGCATGCCCTTAAAGAGGCCGGTTGGATCAACATGGGCCGGATTGCTTCGGCAGACTACCCTAGCAAGAAAAACATCTATTGCCACCCTTCGCTTGCGGGGCATACGAAGTCCGAACTGCGTCGGTTGGTGGAAGATGCGCCCCCGTCAGCCTTGATGCGGGTCAAATAAAAAAGCCCCGGCCTGTTAGGGTCGGGGCGAAGGCAACTGAGATTTGATTATAGATCGAAGACCGCCACCAGTAGCGCAGCGATTGCGACAGCGACTAGGGCCGCAATCATACGTAATCCTCAGCGCGCAGCAGCGCATCTTCAATCCGGGCGAATTGGGGCGCGGTCAGCATCTCGGCAATGTCGATACCGCCCACGAAGACATGGAACACGTCTGCCATCGGCGGCGCGCCTGGATAGTCGGGCGTGAGCATCTCGCCCGGATAAACGTCTGCGTGGACTGTCATCTCAAAGCCCCACGGGTTGATGGTGTAGCGATTCATTGTTCGATTTCCTCCACTACTTCGGGGCCTTCGGGCAATGTGGCCGGGCGCGCGTAGGCGCCCAAATCAAAGGGTAGGACGTGCGTGCCAGGACCGTTTAAAACCGCGTACTGGGCGACGTAGCTGGCCACGGTATCGCCGGGCTTGTACTTCGGGAAACTGCGTTTTACCGTGGCCAATTCGCGCTTACGCGCGGCCATCATTTTCTTGATTTGCTGGTCGGTGTAGTTCATGGTTTAGCCTTTCAGCGGTAGAAGTAAGAAACCCAGCGGCCGTCGTGGGCGATTTCGACGCTGGAATAGTCCATCTGCAATTCGCGCGCCGCCTGGTCCCAGTCGATGCAGTTGTTGGGCCATTTGGCGTCAGCGTCAACCGCGCCGATTTCCTCGGCCAGTTCCTGCGCGTATTCGGTGAAATGGTGGTCGCGAATTAGGGTCAGCGGGTACCAGTCGCCGCGCCACTGCTCATCGCCGCCGCAACCCTTGAGGTCGCTAAGAATGCAGGACAACTGATAGCGTTCCTCGGCATTAGGCAAGCCGTCCGATTCGGCTTCCAGTTCCTCGTAACGCGCGATGATGTCGCGCACGTCGATGATGTCAGCGGTCAGGTCTAGGGTGGTGTCAGTCATTGCATGCCCCAAAAAAAGTAGACGATGAAGGGAAGGGCCAGGATGAATGCCACGACAAGCGCGGCGGCGGAATCACGGTTGTGCATGGCGGATCCCCTTGAGCGAAGCATTCAGGCGTTGCAGATACAGCAGCACGGGCACTGCCTCATACAGACGGGTGTTAACAGCGCGCGCGGTGTTTTCGTTGAACGTCTCAAACACGGCCGCGCCGGTTGCCTTGTTGACGATGATCCAAGATGCGGTTTTCATACTGTCCTTTCCTGTAGTGCATCGCGTCGTTGCGATGGAGAGACTGTAACAGATTCTTTGACGATGTCAACCGCTATTTTCTAGGGACAAACCCTAATACGTTTCTGGGTCATTTAGGCATTGCCTGGGTCACGTTGCAGAGACTGAGTGACCCATGCCCGCACAGAGGGGAGAAGGAGGCTGTTGGGTCAAATTGTCATTGTATTGGTATTTGTTTATAGAAAATAAAAATACTGTATAGATGTACAGCTAACAGCAAAATCCCCGCCCCCGCATCCCCCGCGCTGGATGCCGCCCCAAAGGGGGTCCAGCGACTTCAACTCGCGTGACAATTGACCCAAATGACCCATAACCCCAAGCCCCGGCCCTTCCCCCCTCAACTTCGGTTTGCGACTTTTGCAACGTGACAATTTGACCCAACTGACCCAGGCGGCAACGCAAGCCCCCGACCGCATAGCGCGTGACAATCTGACCCATGCCCCCAGGCCTTGTGAGTAAGCGCTTGCTAACCTTGCAGGCCGATTTGCTTTTGGTTTTCGGCCGGAGGGGGTGGGGTAGGGCCGACGGCCGGCCGGTCCCGGCGCCGGAGGGGCTACAAAAACTTTTTATTTTTTGCACAACTTTGGTATATTCCGCCCATGTTCGAAACCCTGCCTTACGAACCGCGTCAGTTGCAGGCCACTGAGGACCGACTGCACCGCATCTACAACGCGGCTAAGCTCGGCCTCAAAGGTGACAATCTGGCCTTGGCCGCAGGCATGCTGCCCAAGGAGTACGCCCGGCTCAAGCAGTTCGACGAGATCGCGGCGTATGCAGAGATGAAGGGCCGCGCCGAGGGCGAGATGGAGATGAGCCATTTGCTGCACCAGGCGGCGGCGCAAGGCGACGCCAAGGCGGCACTCGCAATCTTGCAAAACGTCCACGGCTGGGTGGCCAAGCAGGCCATCAGTGTGGATGTCAACCAGTCGATCAGCATCACGGCGGCGCTACAAGAGGCGCAGCAGCGCGTGCTAAACGTCGTGGATGTGGAGGCTATTAGTGAAGATCGTCGTACTGATAGTCGTATGCTGGATCACAATCTGGCTGATCAGCGAGTGGCTTGATCTCTGATGCAGACCACACGCTACAGCGCGGCGGATGAGCAGGAGCTGATGGCCCGGCTGTGGAGTCCGGCCATCAAGGACAACCCGCTGGCGTTTGTGATGTTTGCTTACCCGTGGGGTGTCAAGGGCACGCCACTGGAGCACTTCACCGGACCGCGCAAATGGCAGCGCGAGGTGCTCACAAGCATGGCCGAGCACATCAAACAAAATAACGGACGCCTAGACTTCGACGTGCTGCGCTTGGCGGTTAGCTCCGGCCGGGGTATTGGCAAGTCGGCTTTGGTCAGTTGGATCACGGACTGGATGCTGTCCACGCGGATTGGCTCGACGACCATCATTTCGGCCAACTCAGAAAGCCAGCTTCGCTCAATCACTTGGGCCGAGTTGACAAAGTGGCTGGCAATGTCGATTAACAGCCATTGGTTTGAGGTATCGGCCACCAGACTGATGCCGGCTAAGTGGCTTACCGAGCTGGTCGAGCGCGATCTGAAGAAAGGCACCCGTTACTGGGGCGTCGAGGGGCGACTGTGGTCGGCTGAGAACCCGGACGCCTACGCGGGCGTGCACAACTTTGACGGCGTGATGGTGATTTTTGATGAGGCCTCAGGTATCGACGACTCGATCTGGGCGGTGACAAGCGGTTTTTTCACAGAAAACACGCCAAATCGCTTTTGGATGGCGTTTTCCAACCCACGGCGCAACACCGGGTACTTCTACGAGGCGTTTAACAGCAAACGCGAGTTCTGGAAGTC